TTCAGCACCTTTGAAGATTGATTGTATTTGATCTGGTGTAAGTTCTGCTTCTGCTAGTATTGAATACTGCTCAACCAGTGGCCAAAGCTCTAATTCAAACCTTGTTAAATAATTTTGCTGTGCTTCATTAAGATCTTGCCAGCCTTCATTTAATATAGTTTGAGTCTTGCTTGTGAGTACTTCGTTGAGTTTCATTATTCAGTCCTTATAGTAACTTTGCTAATTCTGCTTTGTCTTGAGGACTTAGTGCGTCAATTTCTTTTTGTAAATCAGCCGGTATACCGCCTTGAGCACTTGCTGAACCAAACTTATCACCTAAACTAGCTGGACTACTTGCAGTTGCCGCTTGTCCTGCCGCACCTTTAAACGAATCTTGTGCAATTCCTTGTAACAAATCGTCTACTTGTTTAGGAGTCATTTGTCCTTGTACACCCTGCATACGCTTTGTTGGAAGTTTTTGTTTTTGTAAAAAGTCCATAACTTGATCTGCTGTTGGTTGTTTTGGATTACCACCAGTTTGACCCATATAGCCTCTATATTGTGTGAATATTTCTTTTGCTCTGGCGTTTTGGTCTACTTTACCCGTCATGCCAGCCGCTGTGCCTTTAGCGCCAACGGCGCCTGCTACTTTTGCGCCAGCTTTTCTTGCTAGGTTACCTAGGGCACTTCCGCCAGGAGCCTCAGATACTGCTGTTTCTGTAACTATTTGATTAATTTTCATAGTAAACTCCTTTGTATAATATATTTATACTTAATTAGTCGCAAACTATCATTAAATATTTGATATGGTTACACATTATAATATAATGTCTGACGGTAATGAAGTTGCTAGACTCAATAGTATGGAAGAAGCGACCCAAGCCGTAGAGATGTTCCGTATTCAGTCCCCACACAGTGATTTCGAAATAGAGATAGTCGAAATTAGTAGTGTCAAACCTGGATTTGGACGTGATCCTGATTTACATTAGAGTCACGATCTGAATTGTTCCAAGTGTTTGTGTGGATTCGTTGTTCGATAGTTGTGAATTGTTTAGAACAAGTACTTCGTACTTGTTGTTTTTCGCTGTCGCTCAAACACTTATATCTTTTAATGTTATAAAGGAATAATGTATGAATAATAAGTGCGAAGCACTTTAGCATTATCTAGATAGTTGAGCCACAATTCGCCCGTTGCCGGACGAATTAAAAAAAAATGACTACTCCTACATTATCTGAGTGAGCATCGCCACAATCTATTAAAGAAGATTGTAATATAATTACACGGAGGCGGCGTACCGCATACCCCCTACTTCAGCATTCGCATAATACGCGGAAAGCAGTTAATCCCTAATAGTCGAAATCACTTACTCTGTGGTTGCTTTTTCTCAGAGCCACAATCTTTTATACCTAAGTTAGTATTGTCCTTGCAACACACTAGATCCACCGGTGGATTTCCCACAAGTTCATAGCGAGTCGAGCTACCTCGACCAAACAATGTTGCTATGTTTGCCTATAATTTACGTAATTCTTCTTTTAGAATTTTAGAACCGCCGACCCGTACATTAATAATTCCGTTATAATACTCGTCTGTTTCTAGTACTCTACGGTCAAACTGTTCTTTAGCCTCTAAGTAACTTGCTAAGCCTCTGCTTTTACAGTAATGTAATATTTCTCTGGTGAATTTATCAGTGCCTAATTCTTCAACGTCTCTTAATAAGTTATCACTGGAGCCCCAATAGTCTCTCCAATCTGATTCTTTAGTTCCGCGTCTTTTGTTTTTTCTGCCTTTGAGTGGTGGCTTAGTTGTCTTAAATTTAGCTAGTTTTTTGCCTACGTACTTGCGATTATCAGTGATGTTAGTGATTAGATAAACAAATGCTTCGCAATCTTCCGGAAGTTCGTCTATTTTCTTACCTTTATAAGTCCACTGCATGAACTTACTTACATTAAGCCTATGTGTCTTGCTCTTGATTCTGGTTCTTCTTGTTAGATGTGAAGTCGTCCATGATTTCTACTCTGCGTGTAGAACACAAACGACGAATTTCGCTTAACCACCTACGTGCTTCACGTTTAGTACGTTCGCTTTTGCGAATTTCAAACGCTTCATTGGCTTTATAGTATTGCATATAAGCCTTTGTAAGTAGATCATGCGTATCGTCTGTCATTATTGTATTTCTATATCGTTATCATAACTAGTAAAGCCGTTTTCTTTTATTACTTTAAGTACATTTGTAACTCTACCCATTAGTTCGTCTTTGTGTGAAATTAGATATACGTTCTTACCACGTTCTCTAGCCATTTTCTTAAGAATACTAATAGAACTTTCAACACCTGCTGTGTCCATACCACTATCAATAAGCTCATCAATGAATAGTAAGTTAATATTTTGATATAAACTTTCCCATACATCACGGAAACTCCAACTCATACCAAGTATAAGTCTATTACGTTCACCTCTACTCAAGTTATCAAAGTCTAAGTCCTGTCCTAGTTGTTGTATTTCAACTGTTAGGTCATTTTTAAACACTACAGTATGTGGTAAACCTATTTTGTCTAAGTAATATGTAAGTCTGTTGTTTAAGTATGCTAAGTTTTGTTCAATAATCTTCTTACGAATAAAACTATCTTTGTTTGTTAGCAACTTATACAAAAAGTCTTGATGTTCTTTAGTACTAGTCAGTTCATTTACTGTTTCCCAGTTAAGTTCTTGAATAGCAGTTTCTTTTAAATCGTCAATTTGTTCTTGGTAAGGATCAACTTCATCCTTCTTTGCCTGTAAAGCAATCTTTAAGTTCTCAACATTGTGTTGATGCTCATATGCTTCTTTAGCATTTTCATAAAATGTGTTAGGCTTACTTTCAATGTCGCCTAAGTCTTCAATCTTTTTAATTACCTTATCAAACTTACTAGCAATTTCAATTAGGTATGTGTGTGCATCACCGTAATCAGTTTGTAGTTTTTCTTTAAGTTCTTCTAACTTCTCATCGTGTAAGTCTTGTCCACAAGCATAACACTTTGCATGTTCTAAGTCATCTAATTCTTTACCAGACTTTTTCATGTTCTTGTCAGCTTGTTCTAATGCACGTTCAACTGTTGATCTTTCTTTGATCAAGTTATTATGCTTATTTGTTTTGTCTGCCCACGAACTTAGTAACTCGTGTGCTTCTAGTTCAGCGTCAATGTCTAGTTTTTCTAAGTCTTTAATTGCTTTGTCAAGTTTATCACAGTCTTGTTTGTTTTGAGAGATCCATGCTTTACGTCTTGTATGTAACCTATCAATATTTTCTGTAATTTTTTCATTACTTGCTGTTACTGCCGTAAGTCTAGCAGTTTCATCTGTGAGTTGGTCTTTAACAATCTTAGTTTGTTCTCTAAGTTTGTCAGCTTTCTCACTTAATATAGTAATACCTAACAGTTGCTCAATGATTGCACGTTGATCGTTGCTCTTTAATGACAAAAACGGCTCTGTATATGTGTTAAGTGCAAGAATATGCTTAAACATATCATGACTCATACCAAGAAGCGTGTTGATATCCTCTTGTGTCTTACGACTATCGCCTTGACTTTCGTCTGTAATCTCTTGATCAGTACCATCAATGCTAAATTTTAACAAATTAGGTTTACGTCCACGCTCAATATGATAATTTCTACCATCTTTTTCAAACGTGAGGGTTACTAACATTGCTTTGTTATTAGTTTTGTTAACTAAATTGTCTTTGCGAATGTTAGTTAGTGCTTGGCCGTACAGGGCGTAGGATAATGCGTTAATTATCGTAGTTTTACCTGTACCGTTACGGGAACCTGAATCGTCACCTCCTTGATCTAAGTTTTCACCAAGCACTAACGTTAGTTGTTCTCTATCGAAATCAACTCCTTGTGTAGCATTACCTACACTCATAAAATTCTTAACTGTTAATTCTTTAATTTTAATCATCTCTACCTAGATCCCTATATATGTCTAACAGTTTTTTCCTATCAAAGTTGTCTGAATCGATTGCTTCAATCTCTTTAGCTACAATTTCATCAACACTTTCAAACTGTGCAATATCAATCTCACTATTAATCTCGTCATCTTTGGTACTAGGAATTAATGTAATTTCTCTACATTCATATTCTTTAATAAATGTTTCTTTAATAAAACTTGCTTCTTCGTAACTAATAGGTAAGTCTAGTGTAACTCTCAAATACATCTTAGGTTTAATAAGTGTATCTTTCTCATCTAGTAGTTGACTAAGTTTAACTGTGCGATACTTAGGACAGTTCCACCAGTTAATGTACTGTGGTTCCCCACCGTGTTCTAAAATCATCATACCACGTTCGTCATCCCATGCATCTGCATAGTTGTGTGGTAGTGCATTACCAATATAATGTACAGGACCTTTTACTTGTCTTTTGTGAAAGTGTCCACTAAACACATATTCTTGATTTTTAAAATGTTCTGCTTTTAGTTCTCCGTGATCTGGCATCTGCACCATAGCATTCATATAGAAGCTAGGTAGTTCAAAGTGTCCAAACACGTATTTGCTTTTTAATTTACTAATCTTTTTCCATTCATCACCAACTAGCCATGGGACTAGTGTACTATCACCAATGGTCATTATTTCATTAACCATTGTAATACCTTCAATGTGCTTACCAAAAGCAACTGAATTCAAATCTCTTTTATCTTTATAATATAAATCATGGTTGCCAGGAAAGAAATAAAACTTTTCAAATGCCTTACCAAGTTTTTCCAATGCTCGAAGCGTAGCATCAAGTGTAGTGATGTTCAAACTGTTTCTATTATGATGCCAGTCGCCCATAAAGATACCAGTCTCACAGCCGTTAGCTTGAGCTTGTTCAATATACCAATCTACGAATTCTTCGCAGTCGTCATTGTGTGTTTTAGAATTGGACTTGAGTCCAAAGTGTATGTCTGTAAAGACAGCCGCCTTTTTAAACAAAATTATACCTCACGATTTATACTTTATTGTACAACATATAGATTTTACTGTCAACCTATTTTTTAACAGGAGCGGTTTTAGCTACTGCATTCTTTCGATTGTGTTCTTCTAGTTGAGCTTCCCATTGTCCTTGATTCTGTCTAGTAAAGGAAGGATTCATATTATTCATTTCTAAGATATCATCACGAATGTTTTGATTACGCTTTTCAATGTTAATAATTCTAACAAAACTATTTGTAACAGCGGCAGTATAATATGCAAATGGATTATTTGATTTTGACTCGTCAAATTGTAATCCTATTTGTGTTAACTGTAAAATTGCTTGGCCACGCATTTCGTCATTATAAGTATAACCTCTTACGTTACCACGTGTAGCATATCGTTCACACAATTTCATCCACATCAAAGCAAGTTTATTAGTTGCTTGTCCGCCTCTTAAACTAAAGTGTCCATTCTCCATTCCGCCTTCCCAATGACTTTTACCTACAAGCTCTAATTCATCATTGTCATTGAACCTGTAGTGTACAAATGGGGGAAAGTTTAATTTTACCTTGGTATCTGCTATCGTTTTAGGATTTTTCTTCCTACCTTTTTCTTCTGGAATGTGATCATACGTCATAACACGGA